TTCTTTTCATTGGCAATATAAATCTTAACTGATTGCTTATGGTCATCGTACTTAATAAGGTGAATCTCTTGACTTTCACCTAGTACTTTCTGACCAACAATGTAATGCATCGCTCCACCCTTATAGTCCGGGCCAACCGATATCTTCCTGATTTCCATTTAATTTAATTTCCAAATTTGAATCTGAGATGATGGTACATTAGACCAACCACCTAGCACTGTGTGGCCGTAAAGGCCACCTTGGTTTACACCTGACGAGTCACGCATAATTTCAAACCAAAAGATGTCACCAACATTCGCTTGGAATGGTATGGTTACCTCGTAAGGTATGTCTAAGTTCGGTGCGTCAAGATGGAATCCTTTAGTCACGCTAACCTGAGTTCCATTCAAACGTGCTCTAAACAAAAGAATAGCTACACCACCTGACGAACCTTGACGCTCAACAGAACCAAATCCATTAATCATGTAGAGTCCCGCCTTATTGAATGTAACCTTTCCAAATGCATCTAACGAAACATCAGTTGATGGGCTTCCTTGAGCAGCGCCAAATGATACAATCAACGGTGTGTCAAGTGCTGATGGAGCCTGCGTAACAAATGATGTTCCGTTTAATACCTGAGTTGCAGATAGATTAGCATTAACTAATGACACAATGTCACCAATAAGGTAATTTTTGGTTGCATCCAAGTTATTAACGTCAGTACCAATTAACTTATCATTTAAGTTTGGCGTTGAATCATTTGCGTAGCTACTAATCTTCATCTCTTATTTTTTTGTGACCTCTCCGGTTTGCATGTTAATTACAGCATCCTCACCGTACTTAGTCATTAGTTCCTGTTCATGCTTTGCAAACTCACTTCTAAGAATCTCAATGTTTCTCAGAGCAGCTTGCTTCTGCAACTCAGCATCAGCAACGTGAAGCTTAAGTTGGTTAAATTGACCGTGCATAGCTTGAGTCTTTTCAAGCTCTTCTTGCGTTAAAAATTTTTCTACTTTCATTTGATTTAATTTTTACAAAGATACAATTTATTAGATAATTATTTTATTCGAGTCAATACTCTTCTCCATCCTATCAAGACCATCCTTTATAACACGTATGTTTTTAAATCTAAGTATACGCCCACCTAGTGGTTTTGGTGGAGCTCCTCGCTCTACGTGCCAACCGTGATGTCCATCCTCGTATTCCTCTTTATAAGTTCCCGTCAACATCAAATGAATCTGACGATGCTTTACGCAATAACCTTGGCTTGGATTATGTTGAATCATATCTCTAACGTCATTACGAGATGCATTCTCGTGAATATGACCCATTGTAAATACATCAAAGTCTTCATATAGCTCTAAGGCCCTAGTTAGATTAATGGCGCCCTTTGTAACTATTCCACCGCCTCCCGAGCCATGGAAGTACTTAACCTTGTACGTAACTAAGTTTCTAACTCCAATCTTAATTACCAACCACCCACCATATCCACCTACCTGCACGTTTGTTCCGCACTTAAGATTAAGCAGGTCAACAAAGCGCTGTAGGATGTCAGTCTCTTGGTATTTGATTACACCCGTCTCATGGTTACCATACCCTATAACAGTCAAAAGGTGAGCGTATGGGGCCCACCATTCTACAGCTGTCTCTACAATTGAGTCAAGGTACCTAAAGTTGTTATGCTCAGGACGTATGTCTGACTTGTTTCTGCGATTATCGCCACGACCCTGCATCAGACAAAAGAAGTCCCCATTTATCATGATAGGTATGTCGTGCTTCTTAAAGTATTCAAGGTGCTTTGTGAGAACCTCCCAATCACACTTAGGATTATCCCAATGGATGTCTGAGAGCATTGCTATCTGAAAATCATCTGTCGGGACGATTATCTCATGCAAGTTTTTTGAGTGCTTGATTAGCTGCATATCTTATAATTAGAGTCAGTATTATTCCAATGACTAAACCAAGTAGAAATAGATTTGCACCTTTCTTATTTTCATGCCTAGTCTTTTTTGTTTCTTTCTTAGCTTCAACCTTTTGTTTTTGGAGTGCTATTTTTTGAGCTTTAAGGGCATTACGCAGTGAGTCCTGATACATTTTGCGAATATGTGCTAAACTATCCTTAAATCGCTGATTATCGAATCGTGTGCGCCATCTAGGAATATATTCAGTTACAATTTTAGGAACTATAGAATCTCTATAAATCAATGAATCTTTTCCCTGAATGTTTTTTACAACTAAGTAAGGTACTTTTATGGTGTCTATATCAATGGTATGAACATATCCCTTTTGAATTGCTTTATCATGCAATTTAGTAGCTGAGCATCCTAGAACTAGGTGCGCTATGATTAAAATAAGCGCTAATTGTTTCATCACTTGAAGAATGAGCGCTTCTTGTCAGCGCGATTTTTTGATTGAGACTGCATACGTGTACGGGTGCGAGACTTATGAGCTACGTCTTTCTTATCCCCGTTACCATAAGTTCCCTTCTCTCTGTTCTCTTTGTTGAGCTCAGCACGATAGTTCTTACGTGCCTCAGTAGAGTGGTATTCTTTATCATACGCCTCCTTCTTGGCTCTAGCCTCAGGATTTGACTGATAGTACTTTGCAGTACGTGAAGTTCCTGTCTTGGTTCCTGCTATTTTGTTGCGCATGACTTAAGCATTTCGATTAGCTCGGGATGAGGATATACGTCAGTCTTATCTTTTCTAACAGAGTTGTGTGTGTATACTCCGGGGTTACCGGCCAATGCTCTTCTTGACACACTCCAAATGTCTTCATTATAGTCCAATGGTATTCCATAAATATCATTCCAATATAGTAACAATTCTTTTGTTGATTCAATCTGCTCCTTGGTATATGAGTGCCAAAACTGAAAACCCTTGTATGGAGTATCAAGCTTGATGACATCCTTCTTAGGTATCTCTATGCCAACGTAGTTTACAAACTTGCCTTTTGATGCCTCTTTTAAGAAGCCCCAATTGCATATCTCTACACCGATTGATAGCTTATCTAGGCTTTGGTAAGGAACACCGTTAGAATTAAATACACCCTGCTTTAGACCAAGGTGGTATCCCCAATACTTTGAGCTAAATCCCTGAGCAATTAATCCGTCTGTTCCTATCGCAACACAGGTTGCTACACGGTCCTTTGTTGATGCCCAATACTTAAATACCTGCTCAGCATTGCCATTTCCTGCAGTGTGGTGTAGGTATATCTGCTTCTTCTTGGTTTCTTCCTTGAAGTAGTGTGATGCTGCGAAGTCTACCTGCTTAATGTTCATTGCTTTATATTTCTATAGGTGCTTGCTGCGTTTTCGACTGCTGCACGAATCTTTTTGACTACTGAGAATACAGCCTTTAGCATATTGTTTCCTGTGATGTCAAACCAATTCTCATTGATTGACGATATCTCGATAAGTGAGAAGATGATAAGTATACCATTGGTAAAGATGGCCTTGTTTAGAACAATCTCATACCCTGCGCTATTTAGAACGCTACTGACAAATGGCGTGAGTAGATAGAAGTCAAGCGGTAGAAGCGGAAGAGCTACAAATGCGTATCCTGCGAGCTTGAACATATACCCTCTGCGTAACATCTTTGATAGAAACACCTCACGGTAGGCTCTCTTTTCTCTCTTGGCTATATACCAAAGAGATATGAGCTTTACGATGGTGTCTACGCCAATTGTTATAAATAGACATATGGCAGACAGCTCTACCGGGGCCCACATTGCTGTGAGTGCTATCAAGAATGTTATCAACTTGCTTTTCATTTTCCTTGTCCTTTGTACTTTTTCTTGTAGAGCTTTGACGACTTTAGCTTTGACGTCTTAGCCTTAGCATGAATACCCGGGCGTTCCTTCTTGCTCGCCTTCACAAAGTTACTAATTTCTTTAATCTTTGCCATGTCTTATACAATCTTCAAAATTCCACCGTCATTGTAAATGTCACCTGCATTCAACCCCGTAGGTGACGTAGGCAATCCCTCAAACCTTACTCGCCCACTTGTTGAGTGGAAGGCAAAGTGAGAATATCCTGTTCCTGATACAGCAGGGTTATAATAGAATCCTCTAATTATACCATTATAGGTCCCTGTATTTTCTATAGATGTACTAACCTGTACAGCATTATAAGTTGCATTTCCAGATGCGAAAGACATCCTTCCTCCTATAGCTTGAATAGCCATATTACCTGTCGTTGAAGGATTGGCAGCGCCTCCTCCACTTATGGTCATTATTGTTCCTGTATTGTACCCAACTTGATTTGTAAAATTATGTTGAGTTCCGTTTATTACATTAGATTGATAGTTAATTTGACCACTATTAAAAATTCTTGTAGTAGAGCCATCTAAATTGAATGTTAATCCATTTCCTAGTGTCAAAGCACCACTCACCCTCGCAGTACCTTGAACATCAAATAAGTAACCCGCATCTGTTGGGGCAACTGTACCGTTTGAAATAATTACGTTGTCAGTACCATCTTTCATGAAAAAACGATATGGTCTTGTCGAGCTTCCTATAAAAAATGTATTGTATGAACCATATCTAATTTGTGCATTATATACTCCAATTTCTAACCAACCTCCTCTTGTACTTGTTCCTCCATCAAAATCATTAAATGTAATTCTATTTAATCTACCTGATACACTACCTTCTGACATTTGAATATAAGAAGTTCCTGCCGTCCCGGGTCCAAATACTCCAACACCATTAACATGAAATTTTTGAACAGGCGTACTCGTACCAATCCCCAAACGTCCATTCGTGTTATCCCAAAACAAGTTCCCCGACTCCTGCACAACATTCCCCGTTCCCTCGAATAACACCCGTCCGACTGTACCTGAAGTAATAGCAGTTGTGCCGATTGTTATGCCTGTTGAAATAGTATACGTTCTATCTGCCGATAAGTCTTGTGTTACTCCGTTTATTGTTAGGGTTCTTGATGTAGGGACTTTGGCGTCTAAAGCGTTTTGCAAGTCCGTTTGTGCGGATAGTGTGCCGCCTATATCTCCCCAGTCAACGTTGCCTACTGCGGCGTCTATTATTTCTTGACCTGTTATTGACTTGGAAACGTAACCTGTTCCAGTGAACTCGGCTACTTCTATTAGATCGTCTGCGGCTAGGTTTGAACCTTTGGCGGGTAGTTGGCTAATCTTTATTTTTTGGTTCATAACGATATTAAAATTAGTTACCTTCTTGTTTAAGTGGGACGGCGCAGTCTGTCCAGTTGTTCACGGCAAAAGTCGCAGTCATTACCCAACCCGCCGCGTAGTCTAGTAAGTCGTTGTTCAATGGGTCAAACGTTGGGGCGTCTACTAAATCGAAAGCGTAGTTTGTCGAATTGATAAAATACGTATACAAGTCGTAGAGTATTTGCTGGCAGTCGGACAGAATTACGTTAATGTTTTCGCGGTCTTTTTGTATTATGTCGAAACAATAAATTTCTAGGACAAAGTCGTTCGTGTTTTCAGTGGCCAACGCTTGCACGGGTACAATAAAAACAATAGGGTACTTTTCGTCCTTTGTGGCGAAGTTGAACATTTGTTCTTTGAAGTCCGAACCTACCTTTTTAACCTGAACATGGTTGTTGTAAAAGTCCGTTATTTCGTTTATTAGTGCTTGGTAACTTGTCATAATTCCGACCCTTGTTTTATTTTGTTTATTTTGCTTTGCGTGCTTGTTATGTCGCTTTCACTTACGACGGCTTGCACCACTATATTTTGGTTAGTTGTTACGCTTTTAGGTTGCCCTTGCGTGTTTAGGTCGTTGCCTTGTCCAAACATTTGAACGGACGGAACTAAAGGCGTAACGCTAGTAGAAGACGAACTAGTAGGCGTAGAACCTCCACCGCTAATTGTACCGCTAGGGTTACTCAATAGTTGTTTAGCTTTTACCATGTTCGTGGTAATTTGCAATATGCCGCTAGCGAACTGCGCAATACCCGCGGCACCCGCTGAAACTGAGTTAAACGGGTTAGCATTTGAAGCGGCAACTAGGGCGCTTATAGCTTTAGCCGTGTCTATTCCTATTTGAACTAGGGCCGACGCCTTGTTAATCTTTTCTAGTTTCTTTTGATCGTTGGTAACTAGGGTGGCTAGGTTGCCTAACGCGTTGGCGTAGTCGCCTATTGTAGATATTTTAGCGTCCCTAATTTGGCGGTCTTGTTCTATTTGCGCTAGTGCTTTGGCTTTTGCGTCTTCGGCTTCTTTGTCCGTTATTGCTTTAATTTCCGCCGCGCGTTTTTCTTCTAGCGCTTTGGTGTCCATTCCGTACTGCTCGGCTAGCGCAATGAGTTCGAAATACTTTGTTTGTACTTCGTCTATTTGTCGTTGTGTTTCGGTCATAGTCAACACGCGCACTTGTTCTTCGAAGTCTTCTTGCGCTTGTAGCTGTGCGTTCTGGTTGTCTTTAATTGCTTTAGCTATGTCCGCTTGTCGTTTGGCTTCGGCTTCGGCTTGCGTTTTAGCACTTGCGGCTAGTTCCGCTACTCTTTGTTCTTCGTAAAGTTTAGTTAACTTGACCTTTTCGGCACCCGTTAGGTTTTCGTTCTTCTTGGTGTCTTCGATTAGCCTTCTATACTTTTCCTCTGTAGTTGCTATTTCACGCTTGTTATCGTCTTCTATTAGGGCTATTTGTATGTCCTTAATAGTACGCTCGGCGTCTAGTCTGTTCTTCGCGTAGGCTTTAGCTTTTTCTAAATTCTTCGCCGCGTTTTCTTTTGCTTTAGCTTCTTGTTCTGCTTGGTCTGCAATTTCTAGCAAGCGGCGTTCTTTGCGTCCGTCTGCAAGTATTTTCTTTTCGGCTTCTATTTGTTCGCGTAGTTTCTTACGGCGTTCTAGGTTGTCTTTAGACGCTATCTTTTGTAGGTATGCGTATTCCTTTTGTGCGTTGTTTAGTCGCCCGTCGGCTTCTTTTGCTATGGCTTTAGACTTCGCTACTTCTAGGTCGGTGGTATCTTTACCCGCCGCCTTTGCTTTGGCTATTTCTATGTCGAATGCGTCGCTTACTTTTTCCGCTCTTTTCTTTGAACTTTCGGCCGCCTTTTCGTTCGTCTTTTGCATTACTTTAGCGTGTTCTTCGGCCTTGTAATTCGTTAAGCCCATTTCATCGGTAAGCTTTTGAAAGCCTTTTATAATAGCGTTAATGGGTGCCATTAATAAATTAAACGCTTTTTCTAGTGCGCCTATCTTACCCAAGAAAGCAACGAAGCCAGCTACTAAAGCGGCAACTATTGCACCAAGTAAAAACATAGGATTAGAAAGTATTTGCGCGCCTAGCTTAACGAAAGCCCCACCAACGTTTTTAACTACGCCCGTAAGTCCTTTTAAAGCCCCGCTTATTTCCGCTTTACCTACGGACCCTAGCGTTTTGGCAAAGGTTTGCGCCTTTTCACTTGCACCCTCAAAGTCTAGGCTTGCTAGGTCGGCTTGTATTAACCCGAACGAATTACTAACGGCTTCGAATTTTGATCCCGTGTTAAAGACGCTTACTTGTTCGTTTACGTCTTTTAGTTTGTCTGCTAGTTCACCCGCCTTTTGCGCGAGTTTAGCCATAACTTCGGGGTCTGTCGCGTCTGCTATTGCGCCCTTAACCGCCTTTAGTTCGGCTTTAATTGCGGCAATGCCCGTAAGTTTTAAAGGTATTTGTACTTCGTTCATAACAATATTAGCCTTTTAGTAGGTGCGTATTTCTAAAGTGGTGTTGTTTAGTATGTCGTCTTCGTGTGCGTGTCCGCTAGTATTGCAAGTAATTACAACTATGTCGCCGTCCGTGTTTATGTACGCACTTGTTAAGTGGTCATGGTTTACGTTATTAATCATTACATAGGTTGTTAGTGCGTCGAAAGGTGTAGTAGGCGTTCCTAAATACTCCCCGTCATTTGTTCTAGTCCATGTAACTACGCCCACGTTATTAGCTAATTCTAGCGCATCTGGTGCGTTTGTACCCGTTTGTGTAAGGTTAGCTATATACGCGCCCCTTTGCGTTGCTATGCCGTTAATTCTAGGCGTTATAATTCCGTCTTCGTTTAGCGTGTTGTCGTCCCCAATAACTATACCGCGAACGCCTTGCGCTATTGTGTTACGCGTTCCGTATACCGATACGTTTGCACCTTCCAGAATTAAGTTGCCCGTAGACATTCTAGAGCGTAACACAGATTGCAAAGCTTCTTCCGTTGTTGTACTTGGTGCGGTGCTACCCGTGTTAGTAATAAAAGGCGCTAGTTGTATTTCGCTGTCTACGCTTATTAACTCAACTTTGGTTAGCGTGTCCGTGTTTGCGTTGTAGTCAATTACGCGGTTAATATTCCACCAACTATTGTCTATGCGTATTTTGTCGTTAAGCTTCAACCCGTGAATGTCCGCTTCGGTCAACCTAAAAAACGCGGTTAACATTTTACCTTCGTTTATTTGGTTAATTGTACGTCGCCAATATAGGTTGTAAAGGTTGTTATTCGTTAGGCTTAAAGGTTGGTAGTAGTAAAAGTCGCACGTTCCAAAGTTCAAGTCGAAGCTAGGCGTTAGCGCGTTGTCGAAGTGCGTAATAGCTGGGTAGGTTGTTACCCCATAGGTACCCGTTAGCCCGCCGTCTATTAGGTCGTAAGACCCGCACGTCTGTTCACCGCCGTCGTAAAGTATTCTTAAACCCGTTTTAGGCGCTTGCCCGTCTATCATTGGAACTATTGCGCCAAAGGTTGTCGTAGTAATTGGCGTAGGCGAAAAGATTAGTTCTTTCGTGTCTATGTCTTTAACGTACTCGCTATTAAAAATGTATTCTAGTTGCCCGTATATTTCGCGGGTTGTGCTAAAATATAGCGTGTTCGGGGTGTCCGTGTCTTGCTTGTATGTTAAGATTAAGCGCTTGTTTGTTACGTCGGGTAAGAACGCAAGGCTTTGTTCGCGATCCTTTGCTAGTTTCTTTGTCCAGTCCTTTTGGGCGCCGTTGTCGTAGTATTCGTCGCGGTGGGTTAGTATTATGTTGTTAGGTTGTTCGGGGTCTACGTCAGCGAATAGGTTGTACATTGTAAAGACGGACTTAACAAAGTCGCTTTGCTTAATCTTTTGGGGTACGTATTCGTTCATGCTAACAAACCCGCCTATTGGTTGGGTATTGCTATTCGGCGTTATTTCTACTTTAATGTCTAGAATGTCTAGGTTTACGTCTACTTGCGCCAAATTACCCGTAGAAACTTCGCGCCACTTATTGGTAGGTTGCCAATTTGAAGTTATGCCAGTAGCAATAGTTAATAGGTCGCCCGTTGTTATGTAGCCACTTGGGCTTGTTATTACGACATTTGCGTAAGAACCGAACGTGTTTAAACCGCTAGCTAAATAATCAAAAGGGTTTAAAGTAAACGGCGTTAAGTTAGCGGTTGTACCAACAAAGGAAGCGTTTAAAGCTTTAACGTAAGGCGTAAACGTTGCACTTCCCGCAAAAGAACCTAGCGTTACTTCTACGTCCGTAGCCGCATGGTTGTAAAATTGTAGGTCGTAGCTTATTGTTATGTTAAATTCGTAGCCTTGTGAAGCCGCGGGGTCTGTGTCCGTTGGTGCGGTATATTGCCCCGTTGTTGGGTTAAAGATGCTTTGCGGGTCTAGTTCTTCTGTCCAAGGCGAAATAACTTCTTGAAAGGTATTAAACGAACCGCTAGGGGATTGCGCCGTAGTAGTTGTGTAGTCCGTTCTAGCGCGTACCTTGTAGTCGTTCCAGTCTATTTGGTTTTCGTCGCCGTTGTAAGGAATTAACAACTTGTCGAAACGTGCCGCTTGTAAGCCCGCCCAAGTGTATGAAAACCCCGCGTTTGCAAAGATGCGGTCGAAGTACGTCTTTGCATAGATAGCGGGCTTTAGTTGTCGAACGTTGTAAAGGTTGTCCGTGTCGTAAGGTAAGACGTATTTGTAGCCGTTGGCTTGCGTGAATGAGTAGGTAGAAATAATGCTACTAGAGTTTGCGTAGTGGTCTAGGTCGCTGAAGTCTATGTCGGTTAGTTCGGCGTTTGTTATTGCCGTAAATAGTTCCGCTTTCGTGTCCTTTATTAACACCTCGTAGTTAGCAACTTGTTCGTAGGCGTCCGTTGTTTGGTATTTGTTTACGGCAATAAGTTGTAAGATTGCGTCCTCTAAAATTACAACGTCGTTTTGCAATACTTGGCAACGTGTTAACTGCGTAATGTCAAACGTACCCGCGTCTATGTTTACGTCGTAATAATGGTTTAGAAGTTGGTTATTGTTGTCCGTTGCTGGTAGTACAATAGTCTTACTGAATGTACCCGTTCGCTTTGTTATGTCGCGTATTTCGCCAACTGAAAACGTCAAAGGGAAATTAACGTCGGGGCGCACGTCTAGCACGCCGTTGTCTAAAACTATCTTAACCATTTATTGCGTCGTTGTTTGCAAGCTTAACGTTTATAGTTTGCTTTATTAGGTTCTTATTTCGTTGTTTGAATACTTCGTAGCTATTCGTCGTTACAATGATAGGCACGTACATAGTGCTTTCGGCTATATGTACTAAACATCCGTCTTCGTCTAGTAATAGTTCGCCGTCTTCGGTCGTTACGTATTGAACAACTTTTAAAAAGCATTGTGGGCTTGTTACTAGTTCTTCGAAATACTCGGCCATGTCTTGGGTCATGTAGTTGCTATTTAGTTCCAAAGACTTTACGTTGTTCAAGTTAAGCGTAGAATAGCCAAACTCTTGATAGTTGTACGTCCATTCGCCCCCGCTAACGTAGCCCGTTACGTCTTGGTTGTATTCCTCGCGGGTTACTTCGCCACGTTCGTAGCTTTTCAGTTGAAACGCAAAGCTAGAAAACGACCCCATACGATCCAAAAAGACTACGTCGTACTCGCTTATCTGTGTGCGTCGGTCTATGTCTACTCTATACTTTCGGCTCTTTTGCGTTCCGTCTTCGAACCAAAATTCATAGTAGGTAGTATCGTCTTTTACTAGGGGCAACGTACCAACTGCGGGCGTTAACGTGCCATGATTGTTCGGGCCTACTGCTATTTGCTGAATAGTAGCGTTCGTTACTATGGTCTTACTAAACAAGTCGCCGTTTGAGTTTTCAAATACTATCTTTTTACCTACCCTTGCGCGTGCGTTTAACCAAAGGTCTTGTGCTATCGTACAATAGAAGTTCGTTAAAGGTTGGTTTGTTAGCCAGTATTTCGTCGGGTCGTTTAGGTTGTATTCTTGGTTATCCCAATATACGAACTCCGTCCAGCGTCTAGCGCCGTTAAACACGTTGCTACTTGATAGCGTTTGTATGTCGTAGGTTACTACTTTGCGGTTATCGGCATAGGTTACCACGCCGTCTATGTTTGCGTCCGTTACACTAGACCACGCTACGCTAATTTCGAACCATGACCCCGAAGCGTTAGTTACAGAATGTAGACCTTCTACTAGAGGGTTAGCCGTACCGCCGTCGTCTTGGGTAATGTTAATCTGGTCGCCTATTGCGAACGTGTTTGTAACGTTTACGCGCACAAAGCCACCCGAGTTTGTTAAGGCCGACGTGTAGCTAAATTCTGCTAGGTATTCTTCGCCCGTCTTTACTTGGTATTGGTAAAGAGAATTTACGGCTTCATGGTCCAAAGTTACCGACGGATCAAAGTCCCAGCTTACGTATGAACTTAAGAACTTCGAAAGGTCTTGTTCGCCGTAGCCGTCGTTTATTCTAGGTAGGACTTTAAAGCGGCCTATTCGTGTCGCGCCGTTGTATACGTCGAAAATGTACTTAAAGCCCGTGTTTGTTTTGTTCGTGCTGTCTATTATGTACTTAACGGGGTTGTAAGCGGGTGTGAACGCTTGGGGTTGTGCTATTGTAGATTGTGCCATAACTATATTAAAATTCTAGTCCGTGTTAATTTAGAACGCAAAGTAGGCGTCGTCGGTAAAGTATTGTTCTTTAATGTAGGTAGTCGCGTACCTTACGGCGTCCATAGCGTCGTCGAATAGCTTTACTGGTTCGTCCGTTATAGTGTCCACTACCTTTTTCCACTTGTAATTTGCGTATTCCTTTTCTAGGTTTTTGTCTGCCATAGCAAACACGCCGAAGGTCTTTATATTATCTATACCCTTTTTTACGACCTTGTTAGCGTTAAGGACATTGTAGCCCGCGTTATTCATTTCGGCTATTATTTCGGGGCGTGCATAGTCCGCTATTATTTCGGTTTCCTTTTCGACGTCTAGCGAAGCCATGCGGTCTATTAGGTTGGACGTGGTTAGGTAGCTTTCGTATATTACGGGTTCTATGAATATGTCCTTTTCGTGCCAGTAGACGCGCATTAAAGCGGTCGGGTGGTTGTAACCAAAGTCCAAGCCGTAAACGTATTGCGTAAAGCGTGCGGGTCTGTGCGGTAAGAACGTCCAGTTCGAGTATATGTTGGCCTTGCTTATAGCGTGTTCGCCTAGTGCGTAAATTTGGTATAGTGCTTCGTCCGTTCGTTTAAGGTCCTCAATTTGCCGTTTAATGCTATCGGGCAAAAATGGGTTGTCGCGGTACGTGCTTTTGATTAGTACGCTTTCGTCTTTTGGTAGTTCGTAAAGCCAACTTGTACTATCTGAAGGGTTATAGTCAAAGATTAGCTTTTGTTCGGTACGCATATTTAACTGCGTGAAGTCGTCTAGGAATAGTTCGTTAGCCTCATTACACCATGCTACGTGGCGCTTGCGGCCCCTTATTTTCTGTTCGTCGTCAACACTAAAGAACTCAACTATAGATCCATTGGGGAACGTGTAAATATGTTCTGACATATTGTGGCTAGACTTGTCGTATATGCCCGCTTCTTTAAGCACTTCTAGAAAGTCGCGCATAGCCGTTGCACGTAACGCTGGGAATGTCTTACGAATGATTGACACAACCTTTTGCGGGTTTTGTAAGCAGTAGACCATTATAAGCTGACAAAGCGAATACGTCTTACTTGAACGCGAACCCCCTTCGTTAATGATAAAACGCGCCTCATTGTTGTAAAGCGCGTCGTAGTTACGTTCAAAAACTATCGTAGACTTTAACTCCATTACTCTAGTTCTTTGGTGTCGGGTCTTATAATTGAAATTTTGATTTCGTTTATGTTTTCGCCGTTGCTGGTTACGTCCGTCTTTTCGGTTAGGTTGTTTAAACGTTGGGTTATGGACGGGTTGTACTGACCAACCATACCGCCTTCGATTTGGTCGCGTCGGATTGCTTTCTTAATACGCGTAGTGATAGTCCCGTATTCGGAGTATCTGCCGTCCGTATTATCGAAATAATGATGGCAGTCGCTGTAATTTTCGATACACCAAATTTCAAAGCCTTCCATTGTTAGTGGTACTTCTAGCTTTTCTTGTACTACCTTACCGCTTTGTAGTGCTTTGTCTATGGTTCTTGGGTTCGTCTTTACGTAGTTAGCGTATTCCTTAAACATTTCCCATAGCTTTTCTGGTGTTTCTATGTATTTATGCTTTCCCATTTTTTTCCGTGTTTTTAAAGTGGTCTAGAAATTGGTCTTCTGTTAGTTCTTCTACGCATAGCAAAAAGGGCATATCTGTAAGGTAAACGATTAAATGGTGTCCTTCATTACGTAGCTTTTCTTCTACTATGCTACCTATATGGCTCATTTTATGCCCCATGTCTATAAGGTAAAAAGCCATTTACTTTTCGTTTTTTATCTGTTCGAGTTTTCGTTGCGCCCATTCTATACCTTCGTCGCCACCCCATGCCAGCCACATTAAACGCCCACACCCGTCGCCGAGTTCCTTTTGGCTGTTCTGTCTGTGTCGTTCAAAACTGGCCATTCGTGAAATGGTGTCTTGGCTTATAGGTTCGTTTTTTGCTAGTTGGTTGGCGCGTTGTTTTCCTACGGGCGTTCCACAAGACCCCCAGCCGTTTTCTTCGGCCCAACGTAAAGCTATTTTTGCGTTTTCACTTGCGGCTTTTGGGTAGTCCGTGTAGGTCTTTTCGGCAAACGACTTTTTATAGAGGCTTAAAGCTTCGCGTTTGTGCGTTTCCCAAACCCTATTGCAAACGGCGTAACGTTGAAACTTGTCTGGGAATGAATTTACGCTTTCTTCGTCGGCCATGCAACGTTGTAAGAACTTGTCTTTACCTTCGCCTTTAATTGGTTGTGGCATTTTTCCTTCTTTTTCTAGTTCGTTTTACTACTGGTTTCGGTTCTTCTACGGCGTCCGCTTGCGCTACTTCATGATCTATGCCCGTGTAGCTTATTGTTTGGCTTTCGCGTTCGAATAGGTACCCTAACCCCATAGTCGCGTAATAACTAAAACGCGCGGGGTCTATTTTGTCAACCTCTATGCGTCTTTCGCCTAAAATACTATCGTAAGTAATTAGGGTTTTTCCTTTGTATTCTTCTTTAATTTTCATGGTTCGTTTTTATTTAGTGCTTCTATTATTATTTCTATTCCGCCAATTGCAATAAGTACACCCATTAAAAAAACGGCGTGCTTAAATTCAACAGCAGAAATTAACACCCCGACAGCTACTATTATTAAGCCCGTTGCTATTCTATTTGTCTTTTCCATTCTTATAACTATATTCTATTTGCTTTATTCTTTGTTTCAAAGCCTTAATCATGTAGTAAGCAGACGTGCGGGGTATGTCGAAGAATTCGGCCATTTGTGGCGACGTTTGGCATTTATGTTGGAAATATGCCTCAGCTATGCGTTTTTCTACGGGGTTCGTTATTTCGTCTAAATACGTAGAAATGCAAGCCATACGCAAAGCTATTGTTTCTTCTATGGCTATTTTGTGTTCTATGTCGCGGTCTTCGGGTTCGTCTTTTGGTACGTACTCCACGCTTTTAACCTCGTCTTGTTTACGGCTTACCGACGTAGGCCACCAAACTTGCATTTTGATTGTGTTGAGTAGGTAGCTTTTTACTTGGCTTTCCGTCGCGGGGTGGTCTTCCATTGTAGCAACGTGTAAATAGGCGTTGTTTATAATGGTGTCGGCCTTTACCATGATTAAATCTAGCTTTTTACTTAACCGCAAACGCGTAAGCATATACGTAGTGTAAGCCTTTACTTCTTCGTAGTTCGCCGTTATGTAGGCGTCAAGCGTTTTTTTGATGCCAGACGAGGAACTCATTGTAGAATTTTGTGCGATCACTTGCGGCGCATAGACATCGGTTGTCATTTTCACGCATTACGCGGTTTTTAATCTTTTGCAACTTCTTTAAGTGAAGTTTGCTTAACCTTGTAGGGGTTAACACGGCTAGTATTCCGTCTATTTCTAGTTTTTCAGCTTCTGTAAGCATAAATCGATTGTGTGCGCGGTTAAACTTACTAGCGTTGCCGTAAATAAATTACCTGTTAAAGCCCAACTTGTCCAAAATCCTACGCACTTAGGGCAACCAAAAGCGGCGTGTAGTGGTATTGTAAGGCCGTTAATGGGCAAACGGCTAAAGATAGCGTCTAAAAGTAGTTGTAATGGCTCGAAATTGACAAGCCACCACGCTAAAGAAACGTATATTATAAAGTCCATAGTGTAAATTTACTTGTTTTTATATTCGTGTTTCGGTAAGATATTAACAAAAAAGCCCCAATTAAGGGGCCTTCTAGTAGTAGTTAAGCGTTTAAAGTTGGTGTCTAATTAAATACTCGTCTAGTTTTATTGCGGTCTTTAACGTAACGTCTTTACCTTCTAGGAAATTCTGTATTTGAAAGGCGTGAAACTTACCCGTTCTAGCTTTAATTTCTTCGGCTATTTGGTTACGTGTTTTGGACTTTAAAACCTCGCGTATTTTATTGCGTAATTCTATGTCGTTTATGTGCATATCTTTTAAAATGGTAGGTCGTCGTTAAGTGGTACGGGTGGGTTTGTAGGTTCTTGGGCTACGTATGGTTCGCTAAATGAAGCCGAAAAATACTTTTCGCCCGTCTTTGTGTCCTTTACCCAAAGTGCTATTTCCATTTCTTTACCGTTTACCATGCACTTTCCTTTGTAGTCTGGGTGGCTTTCCGTCTTTTTGTAAGTGTTCTTAAAAATTGCACCCGCGTTGTTCTTTGTTTCCATGTTTTAGTTGTTTAAGTAAATAATAAAGTTAATGATTGTAGCCAATACCACAACGCCTATTAAGACCATTGTAGCAATTGCGCCCGTTTTTTCTTTTTCCATTTGTTTTTTGCTTGTTTTTGGCGTTTTACGCTCCGTTTTTAACTCTAGGCTAGTTTGTTCTTTGTTTTGTGAACTTGTCCACGTACGGCGGTATTCCTGAGTTAGTAGGGCTACACGTTTAGCCGTGCGAATGTTTGGCTTTTTACCCGCCCATTCATAAACCCCGTAATCTATTTGCTGAATGTAGTTGTACTTTTTCAGTACGTAGAACAAGTCGAAGCGTCTAGGCTGAAATTCAGCCAGTCTAAAGGTTTTCTTTTCGGCCATTGCGTCTATGGTGGCCTTGTAGTTTTCTAGGTTATGTTTCATAGGTAAAAATTTACGTTGTTGTCGTTCATAGCTTCGCGTAGCATTTCGCGGCATTTGTTGTAGCATTCCATTTCGCAGTCAGTAGCTTCGCGGTTGTTAATATATCCGTGTTTTACTATGCCGCGTAATTTTTGGTCTAATTCCCAAACTACGTCGTACCAATTTCCAGCGTTTAGCGCTTGTATTGCTTCGGGCTGGTTGTCGTATTCTATTGTTACTTTCATCTTATTCTGATTTAAATACCATAAATTAAATACTGTTCATACTGACCTTCTGTTAAAACCACATATTGACCACTTACTTTGATAATATAGTTTCTTTCCATTTTATTCTGATTTAAAGGTTAATTGAATACCAAATGCAAATTGATATTTATGTACTTGCAATAACATACTAAACCAAGGATATACACTTACATTGCACTCTACTCTTGACTGTTCTGATTTATAGATATATCCATATACTCTTTTACTTTTCATATTATTTTTTTTTAAATATTAATACCGAACTTTTCCCCGAACTTTTCCCCGAACTTTTCCCCGAACTTTCTAATATTGGCATATATCCATCTTCAATAATTTTAGTAATCATATCTATACACATTTTTAAACTTAATATTTCTTGTTTTGATAAACATCTGCTTGTATGAGTTAAATGCTCTTGCTCAAAATATTCTATTCCTTCAGATACATCTATATAATGCTTTTGTACTGCTGTCATCTTATTCTGATTTATTTAGTTCGTGTTTATTTACAATTACATTCGTGCATTGAGTTACTGCCATAGCACGCGCAGCTTTTCCTACTTCCTGAGGCTTCGCGGTAACCATTGCTAAATGCTTCGACCTCTACTAGCGCTATGTCTTTTTTGATGCGCTCTAGGTACAACGTGGCGTCCATAAGTTCTTCTTGTAGGTGGGTTATCCATTGATCTAACGTTAGGTCGTTTCGTGTTAGCGGCGTTCCGTATTTCTTTAGGCCCGTGTTTGAACGTTCGACGTATTTAGCTAGCACGCTTTTTACTATCTGGTCTTCTACTTCTTGTTTCATAAAAAATTATATAAAGTGTTAAAATACTCGCGGCATAGTTCGACGCGCTCTTTGATTTCGGCAATTACTTGTTCGTCTTTTTCTACTTTGAAGAACTTTACACGGCGGTTGTCTGGTATATGGTCAAACGAATGGCGCTTTAACACTTCGTCGCGTAGTTCTTGGCTTTCGTCTATTAATCTAGCGTTCCAATGCGCGCGGCGCACTTCGTCTTCTATCATGTCCGCGGGTGTATTGACTAGGCAGTAAACTAGTAGTGCTTCGGTCTTACCCGTCAATTCCATGTAACCTTGCAATTGATAGTAGTAGTCTTTGGTCGGTATTTCCGTAGCAAAAAACGGGAATGTCGTAGCGTCCCATGAGCTTTTCACGTCCAAAAGTATGTCGTTCGTGTTTACGTCGGGCGTTCCAGTTAAGAACTCGTTTTCAAAGTGTTCGTGGTTCTTATATAAAAAGCCTAATTCTAGCGCGTTTGAGGCCATTTCTATGGCTTCGTCTTCTACTAGGTTACCTTTGTCGGTGTAACGACTTGAAAACGTCTTAATAATGCCGTATTTCGCACGTAACACTTCTTCTTCTATGTATGTCTTTGCGGTTTGGCTTAACAACTCCCCCTTTGTGCGGGGGTTAGTCATTATTTTACCTATGGCAGAACATCGAACTTTCCAAGCATTCATAACGCGTTAAGTATATCGGTTTGACCTTCGGTTAATTGAAAACTAGCCTCTAGCTTTTCGCGGGTGTATTCGCCTTTTTGTATGGCTACTACTGCCGCTTGAAAACGTTTTGGGTCTATTGTTTTCTTTTGGGGTTCGTTTTTTACTTGTTCGCCACTTGCGTCCGTGTCTTTGTCGGTTACAAGGCCTAAACAACTAGCCAACGCGTAACGACGGAAATACGTAACACCACTTCCAAAGCTTTGGTAGTCGTTTTGGCCTTTGAGACTTACGCTAGGAATTGCTACGCTACTTTCCATGTTTTCGCCCGTTTCTACGTGGAATATTTTTGTAGCTATATAGTTAACGTCGTCTTTTGTGTGTAGCATTTGGGTAAATCCTAGCCCGTGTTTCGCTAGTAGCGGGTTAATTACTTTGAAAATTGCGGGTAGATCGCTATAAGAATAGCCGAACCCTTGCGTTCCTTTGTGAATTACTGGTACTTCTTGCTGAAAAGCCGCAAGCGCTTTTAATAAATGTTTCATAACTTGTTGTTTTTAAGTGTTAACTATATGCAAATATATACTTTATTTTAATTCATTCGTTTTTTTCTTGTAAATTTTTATCAATTCTTTCAATTCTTCGATTTCCCAACGTTTCTCTAGGTGCGCCCTACCTTGTAATTCAATCAATTTTGCGGCGCCTATGCGTTGCTGTATGCCTATCTGGTAGTTTAGTAGGTTGCCAGATAGGAAAGTGTTGCAGTGTTCGCATTGAAGGTGGCAATTATCTTCGTCAAAACGCACGTTTGAATGGCCGCCTTGGCTGTAGAAATGACCACAATTTTTTTTCTTTGGCGGTTGGTTGCAAGAAATGCACGGCTTACCCTCGTCGCGTTTACGTATGTAGGTATTGAATACTTTTTGCGCGTCTTTAAGCCAGTCGCTGGTTGTTTTTAGTTCTGTTGTCCATTTCTTTTTCGTGTTTTTCCACGCGGCGGCTTTTGTTTCTTCTACAAAGGCCCTAACACATTCGTCTTTTAGGCAGTATTTATGGTTAAAGCGTATCGGTTCGAACTTGTCTTTGCAATTTTTACAGCGTGGCATGTGCTTATATTTTATATGAAACGTTATATATTTCTTGGAACTTGTTTACATATGCTAAATGTGCATCAAAATCATTTTTATAGTAGCCAATTGAAACTGTTTTACCTTTTATTGCAATTTTAGCTTGATAGTATATTTTTTCAGATCCGTTTTTAAGTATGCTTTTCTTATAATAAACACCAGTATATTTCTTTTTTGAGCTGCGATTTGAATTGTTGACTGATTGAGAAACCCATCTTAGGTTATCTAATTGGTTATTTGATTTATTTCTATCAATATGGTCACACACTTCATTTAGTTTAGGCAGTCTATCAAATGACATTAAAAGCAATCTTGCAATAGTTATAGTTTTAGTTACGCCATTTTCAGTCAATCTAAAATTTAAATATCCTTTATTATTAGTGCTGCCATTTAATTGCTTTATAGTTCCATTTTTTATAGACCTAACCTTTCCACATTTTGTAATTTCATAATTACTATATGTGGGTATTTTTATCCATTTTTCCATATTAATCAATTTCAATTACTTCATTTATCCAATTACGAAATAGTATTTGCAAGTCTATTTGTTGATTGTAAATTTCAGCTGCATTTTCACCATCAACACGCAACACTTTACTATCAACTCTTTGTATTTCTTCACAAAGTATGTTTGCCTTTCTTTTTAATGATTGCTTAAATACATATTGATTATTGAGATCTTCTATAAAGTCGCCTAGCACGGGTAAGAACGCGCACAGCGCAACTAGTTTTTGTTCTTTTGTCATCTTAAAAAAGTTTTAATTGTTTAATATTCATTTCGCTATTATAAATTCGTTCCGTGTTTGGGTCGATTAGGTCGGCAAATTCTATTTCACAGAACGTGCCGCAGTCTGGCAGTATTGGCGGTTCGTGTTTTCCCTCGTTTGGTTTAAGGTCGGCCAGAAATTTACCCTTAATGCAACTAGCGCCCGTTTGTATTTCTAAGTCGGCCATTCTTTGGTAGTATTCTGGAAACTCTTTACGTACTTTATTCCAGTAACCCTTTCCGCCTTTAACGCAGCCGATACAATTGTTGTTGTGAAAGCCTAGTAAATACATTTTAGGTAGTTGTATTCCGTTTATTAGTAGCAGTTCGGCGCATTGTTCTTTTGATAGCTGACGCTCAATAAGCGGAAACAACGGCTTTGCTTTTGGGTGTTGTTGTGCAAAACGAATAGCGCGGTTTATTTCTTTGCGTGAAAACTCAAAACCAAAAATTTGCCCCTCGTAGTCTATTTCTTTTTCGATTTTATAGCGCACGTTCTTTTTTAACTCTAGCGTACACCTAGCCCCAGACGGGCCGTTAATATACCGCGTCTTTTCTATTACGTCGAATTGGTCTACGTATTTTTCGCTACGTACCTTGTTTATTTTTTTACCTAGCCAGAGTTCGCAGTCGTCTAAAAAACGTTCATTGTCTGGGTGGGCGCTATCTATTACCATGTAGTAAAGTTCTACGTTGTCTTTTCCGTATTGCTCTATTGCTATTTTACAAGCTACTGCGCTTGTTACGCCACAACTAAACCATGCTATTTTCATGTTAAAAAGTGTTTGTTTGTATTTCCATTTCTAATTCTTTGATGCGTCTGGCTAGTTCCATGTTACGGCTCGCTAGTACCGTGTTTTCACGGCTTAAAGATACCGCGTGTTCATGCAGTCTAGTAAAAAACGAAACCGCCTCTAGTAGTTCTTGTTCGCTTTTCTCAGCGCCTTGTATGTAGTCCGTAGCTTCGGGGCGTGTTTTTAGTATTTGTTCGCGTGCTGTTTTTATTCTTTGCTGTATTGCCCAAAGGTTAGCCCGTGTTTTTATAATTTCAAGTCCTAGTTCCATGTTTAAAAAGGTGTTTCGTTTGCGAGGCGTCTAAGCTTTTCGCTGGTTGTTAGTATTTCGTTTTCTATTTGCTTTTGTACTTCTTTTGGTCTGTATGGGGCTAAAGGGTCTATGCCGTTTATTTGAAAGCCTAGCCCGCTATTAAATTCGCACTTAACTGGTTGCTCTATTTCCGTATGTTTGCCGCCAGTTTCTTGGTCTTTAACTTTTTCTACTCCTATCAAAGTCTTAAATTTAAGTTCGGGGTGTTTAATTAGTCGGTGAATTACTAGCATGTCGTCGCAGCGGTTCAAAAATGCTTTTCCGCCTTCTATGTGATCCTTTAAGGGTGGCTTTAAATGGCCTTTGAGTTCGCCGTCTTGGTAAATGTTACCAGTTCGCCCGCTTTCGGTGTTTGGGTGCGTGTTTATATAGATAGTTATTCCCGTTTGGTTGCAAAATTGGCGAGCCTTATTCATAAATTCGTAGTTCCCTTCGTACCCCATTTGCCTATCTAAGCCCGTGAAGGGGTCTATAAGCCCAACGTTTGCCCCGCTTTCCTTAAAAAGGTCTAGCACTTCTTCGGGTTTGTACAAATTCGAGTTGTCAACGAATGTAAAGTATTGTTCTAGGTAGGCTAGGTCGCCCGCTATTTGCGAATGGGTTAATTTACTAAAGTGTTTGCCCCTATACATTTGGATTAGGTCGCGCATAATTTGGCCCTTTTGGTTTTCACCCGACCAAATACAAAACGTTAGCCCGTGTTTTAGTGCCAAAGCTAAAAAATACCAATTGATCCAGTACGTTTTTCCGACGTTGTCATGGCCTAGTATTATAGTTAGTTGTTTAGGTTTGAACCTTAGGTAGTCGTCTAGGTAGCAGTCTAAGCCTAGGCCTTTTTTTATTTTGCCGTCCCTTACGTCTAGTAAGTATTGCAGCGAGTCGCCTTGTTTTAGTAGCATGGTTAGTTTTTTAGGTGTGCTAGTAATGCGTCGCTTTCTGTTTTTATGGTTAGCCCGCTATACTTGTCTATTGTTTCGGCTCTACTAAAAAATTCGGGTGTGCAATACTGGTAGTTGTTGTCTTTATGGTATTTGCTAGCTGCTGCGTTCGTTATTGCGTCGTTTATTTGTTCTTTGGTGTAACCCTCTTTTAGCCTAGCTTGAAAAGAACGTTTTGTTTTTTCGTTAATTACTTCAAACCTACGGCCAAAAGTTCTATTTATGAAGCCTAGCAACGCTAGGTAGTCTATATTCTTTTCATTCTTATTATTCTTTTCATTCTTGTTTGTTGTTAATTGTTTGTTGCTCGTTTGTTGCTCGTTTGTTAGTGGCTTGTTAGTAGTTTCGTTTTCTTGTTGGTAACATTCGTATTTACAGATAGTTACAATAGTAAATTGGCTTGTTGATTTTACTTCAATTTCGCTTGTCTTTTCTAGGCGCTTTAAGTTGGTTCTAATTACTTGAATTGATAGCCCCGTGGCGTTTGAAATGTTACCCAAAGACGAAATAAATTGACCGCGTTTTACTTCTATACCTTGCCATTTTCCGTCTTTATGGTTTGCCTTTATAAGCATGTACAAAAACAAATGCACGGCTTCGGACTTATTAAACCATTCCCAGTCTAAAAATTTCCTATGTAATTTTATCCAGCCGCTCATTAGAATACTACTTTGAAGTCGTAATACAATGTAAAGCGGGCGTTTTTATCAATCTTAGCTTGTGCAAAAGTAAATACGCCTATACCTACTTGAATTTCACCCATGTATTTTTTGTCGTCTTGTACTATTTTTTCAAATTCCGCTAAATCTTTAAACGACATTCCAGCTTCAAAACATTCTTTCAAATTGTAAATAATAACTCTTTTCATATTTTAATTTTTAATCATAAAAAAACCCTCGCAAATCCGTAGGCTCTCACATCTACTTCATTACAAGGGTCAATAATACCTTTAGGTTCTATGTTGTGAGAGCGAACCGCTTACAAATATAACGTTTAACTTTCAATAAAGTTGCATTGCTCTAAAACTTTTTCGTAAACACCTAGCTTAACACGGCGTCGAATACGTTTAAAGTCGCGAATAGTCCTAGCCTCTATAATGTCCGCTTTTAAGTCCGCTTTTCTTGCGTTCTTTTGTTCTGGGAATATCAATACGCTACCCTCTAGTTGCTTCTTTAGTTGGAATGTTTCGTGTTTATAGTCTTCGTCGTTGTACCCGGTCAAGTTTTCGTGTGTTCGTAGGCCGTGTATAATTGTAGCGTGGTGCTTACCGAATATTTCGCCAATTTGCGAAAGGCTAAAGCCGCTTGTTCTAAGTTCGTGGTATAGGTACGCGCGTTTGTAAATCAGTCCGCGATCCCTAGCCTTGTTTCTTAGGTCGTAGGCTTCGACAAGTTCGTGGATTATTGCTATTTTGTTTTTCATTTGGTTTCGTTTTTATAGTATTTTTCTAGTTCCTCGGCTATGTGCCATTCGTTAGCGTGCCACGGGTGGCCGTTGTTGTCTGTTACAAAAACACGTGTTGTTTTTAGGTATTCGATAGGACTTAACCCAGCTTTGAGAGCGTCTATTTTTTTATTGTGTAGTTCAGCAATAAATAACGCGGCTTGTTTTGCTTGTTCTCTTTTCATATTTCCGTTATTTTGAATTTGCCGTCGTTGTATCTGCCAGTCTCTAGAAAGTCCATCTTTTTGTAGTAAGCCAGCGACTTGCTAGTAAAAATCCATTCTTGCACTATTGCTAGGCCTACTTGGTATGTTAGTTTGTATCTCATATCTCTTGCATTTTAATTTCACAGATGCGGTTATAAAGTCCTTCGTTAAAGTTTGTCCAAAATCGGTTGCGTTGGTAGTGGCTAAACGCACCACCACTCGTCAGCGTCGTTGTACTCTGTGACGTAGGAATCTTCGAACGTGTTAGCTTCGTAAAGTTCAGTAAGGCGCTCGTCGCAAGCGCGGGTTTCTTTAATAGTAAGTCTTTCATCGTAAGTAATTTTAGTTATTTTATAATTTGCGTAAGCGTCGTAAATTTTTATTTCGTATTCTGCTAGAATTTCGCCGTTGGTATCGGTGTCGCCTTCATCCCAAAGGGTGACCATTAAGTAAACGAAGTTCATGCCGCTAGCTTTGTATACTTCGAAGTCTTTAAGTTCTGGTGTTTTCATGTTATTTGAATTTGTCGTTATATACGTGGTTCATGTACTTGTTAAAGCTTGGCTTTAGTTCGTATGTCTTTTGTTTGTGTGTTTGTTCGTTTCGTGTTTTGGCATCTAGTACCGGGTAGCTATTTGTTGAAGCAAGCCAGTACAAAAAAACGAGGCCTAAAAGCATTATAATGCCACCGCCGAGCGTGTCGCGTTGGTATTGGTCTAGGTTTTTAATTGTTTTCATCTTGAATAGTATCTAAAAGGTTTAAAATTGAACCCCAAGCGCCGAGCGCGTAACGGGTGTGCTTATGGTCTACACCATATTGGCTTTTGCATTCTTGCAAGTCCGCGTACAATTCTTGTTCTTTGCTGCGGATAAGGTCTAAAATTTGTTCTTTGTTCATGTCGTTAGCGTTTTTGTATATGCAAATATATATAGCTTTATCGGATATATCAACAAAAAGTTTCACAAATGTTCAAAGTTTTTTTAACTTTTTTTAAAATCATAGTGTTTACTTGGGCTGCAGACGTGGTAAATTTTACAACTATCGTAACAAATACCGCTATAAAAATGTTACGAAACAAAAAAGCCACCCCGAAGGATGGCCTTTAACAACTATGAAACGTGTAAAGTTAACTAAAAAAGTATTCGTTTATGCTTTTGCGGTGTTCGTCGTAGTTAAAATGCACAAAACCCGACTTACCTAGTTGAAAGTTTGTAGCTACCCAGTTGCTAGAGGGGCTAAAAGCGGGGTAATTATAATACTTGAAAACGTCCGAACTTGAACTATCAAATAAGTATAGGTGGCTGTCGCCTTTTTCAAAGGTAATATCTAGGCCTTTGTTAACTAGTTGTTTCGTGTTTAGGTAGCCGAGTATTTTGTTTATTTGGTTAGGATCTATTTTAGGCTTAAACCCGTGCTTTAAATTATGGGTGTCTTTTCCGTGCGTAGTAATGAAACAATAATTACCTACTAGTTCGTAGTCTATAAACGCCGTCTGGTTAATTACCTTCACGTGTTTTAAGTCGCGTTCGACGTATGTTTTGAAAGACTGGTTAACAAAGTACGCAAAGTCGCCGCTATGGTTGTCGTTGCAAATGTTTCGAACGTGAATAGTTTTGTAGAACGGCGCCAGGTATTGCAGTAACAAGGTCTTAAATTGAAAGCCAACATCGAAAGCTTTTTGGTTGCTCATGTTTTGCGGTAACGCGTGGCCGCCTCTAGTCGTTTGGGCGTTAAAGCCGTCTAAGTAGTCGCCTAGATCCAGAATATAAAGCGTGTCGCTGTTCTGTTTTTCTAGTGTGTAGCTTACCATTTGCTCTAGTCGGTCAAATAGTATATCTTCGTTCCATTCTGTGCCGTACATACTGCGCCCTTTGTCGCTTGCGTCCATTCCTATATGCACGTCTGTAAATACTAGCTTGTCAAATAGGCCTTTGTGCGTTCGTTTTTTTGTAGGTTCTATAACTAGTTTCGGCGCGTCTTTAATTAGGGCCTCAAAGTCTATATTTTTAACGTCGAAGTCATTACCAAAAGACGGATTTTTAAAGAACAAGCTAGCATCTTTCGATTTTAACCAGCCATGTTTAACGTCTTTTTCGTCTAAGCCTAGGCCGTTAGCTTGTTTTTTGATAGCCCGGTATTGATTGACTATGTCGGCTTCGTCTGGTTTTAATCTGTATCGAAATTGCTTCATAAATTGTATTTAGAGAATTTGAGTAACCAATGCGCAACGTAACCCGCCACGAATCCGATTATAAATAGCCACAAATTAGCTTTCGTTTTTTTATTGCGTTCGGTTTTCCACTTTACGACCTCTACTTTTTCTAGCATTTTTATAGTGTCGCGCTTTAGTCTGTATTCTATTCGTGTTTCTAGTCGCGTTTTAGGCACGAAAGAACGCTTGTAACGCACTATCGTATCTTTTTGGTATATTACCCTTTCCCAATAAATTGAATCCCTTAAAACGTACGGAATCGAATCGACCGAACTTATTGTTATTGTGTCCGCAATAGTGTCGCAGCGGTAACCTTTTTTAATCGCCTTATTTATATGGTAATTAACGCCGCAACTTGTCACAATTATTGCAAGAATAAGTGACAAAATAAGGTTATAGCTTGAAAGTTTTTTCATTTTTTAAGGCTTTAGGCTGATATTTCAAAGTGCATCCAGTCGTAATTCTTGGCTCTTCCCAAACTTAAGAATCCGTGTTTCTCGAAAATGTCTAGCATTTGTTTGTACTCGGGGCGTGCAAAGCGTGCAGTTTTACTAGTTTCTTTCAAAGTGTTTCTAGCGGGGTCTAAATCTATGGCAATACCCCACGCGTGCTTCGACCATGAAGTACCGCCGCGCATTTTGCGGTAATTAAAACAGCCCCCGTAAAGGTCTATACCTAGTTCTACTATACGTTCGTACCCGTACACCTCTAAAAGTTCGTTAAACACGCTTAAAAAGGCGTTAGCTACGTCTTTATGGCAACGCATACGGGTTACTTTTGTCTTGGTGTCCCATGCTATACGCATCGGATAGGGTAGATTAATAGTAGTTAAGTACGTTCCCGCTTCGTTAGGTTGTCCGTATTTCTTTAGGGCTTGGGCAGTTGTTAGCATAACTTGTTATTAAAGGGACAAATGTCCAGTTTTTTGAACTATAAACGGGACTTTATTTAAGTTCCTCTAGTTGTTCTTTGCTGCGTAGTACAAAGGTTTTAAACTTGTCCCAAACATTTACACCAGTTACAGAAAAGTAGCTTTCGTTAATGCTTTTTACTTCGGTTACTACGCAGAAGAAAGTAAACATTTTTGTTAACACTAGATCCACCGCAATGAAATGACCTAGAATGTCGGAGACTACGTATTTTTCCAGCAAGAAAATAAACACAATAGCACCCGAATAAAGAAGGCTTTTGCTTATTGTATGGCTCAAACGTCTAGAACGTATAGACGACCAACCGCCTTTTTTCACGCTTCGCCAAATACCAAAACACGTGTCTAAAATAATAGCTAGCACGGCAATAAATACAAGCGGTTTAACGGGCGCTAAAACGGATAGTAAGGCAAAGGCTAGAATTTGTGTTTTAGTTGTCATTAAAAAACCATTATTGAGTTATTGTACCCGTTGTCGTTGTAACGTTGGCCACAACGTCCAAAACACGTACCTATGCAATCGCACGCGTCAATCTGTGGGCGTAAGTCTGTGTCGCGGTTTTCCTTACTTGTAAAAAGCGGGAAAAGGTTTTTATTGGCTAGCAACCATTTCGAAAGTCGGGCTTCAAAGAAACTCGCTTTTTGTGCGTAGTGTTCCATAGAAAAGGCTACTTCAGCACGGCTTACACTACTAGAAAAGTCCCCAAACTGCGTTTGCAAACCTTTGTTTTTAAGTTGGTACGAAAGGCCAAAAACGGCGTCTTCTGCCGAACGCCACGCTACTACGGGTTGAATAAACGCAACTAGTTCTTGTTCGTCGTTGGTTAACGTTTGGTTGTTGTACTTTGCTAGAAGGTCGTTATAAAACACGGAACCCAATATAGGTTGAACGCGTAAGTCTGATTGCGTTTTAATGTATGGCGTTACGTCTGTTACGTCTACATTTGCCGTAATAGGCGTGTTCGTCTTTAAGTAGTTTTCTGTTATAAAGTAAATCATAGCGCGGGGGTTTGTACGGGTATTACGTCGCCACCTTCAACGGGTGGTAAGCTTGCAAGCGCTCTAATTTCGTTCGGTGTCATGGTGTCAAGTACTTTAGTAGCTACCAACGGCGACATAGCGTTAAGGGCGTCTTGGGTTTTACTTGCGTCGCCTTCTACTTCTACGATAGTTTCATTAATAATCTGGAAATTCTTAATAGAAAACGTAGCAGACAAACGCGAAATGTTAATTAACTCTTGAAAAATTTCCGTTACTTGTTCGCGCAAAGGAATTACAACGTTCTTTTCAAAAATAATGTAGGCTTGTTTAATGTCCGAACCATTACCCAAAGAACCCGTAGTGCGAACGCCTAGTAAGATAGGGTCGATAGTATGGGCAAAGCAAATTTGTTCGGTATTTAACCCGCTAGCTTCTTGAAATAGTTTGTCGTTTTGGTTTGTTGGTATGCTTTCGATTTTCGGTAATTGGTCTTGACTATTTGCAAAGAAGGCCACACCTTTACCCGCGTTATGCGCACCTTTCATGCGGTCGATAGTGTCGCGTAGTACTTTCTTTTCTTCTTCGCTTTGTGGGCGTTTAGGAAAAAGCATAGCAAAAGACGGGAAAATAGAGTTTTGAATGTTCGACTTTGCAAAGTATGAAAGTTCGCCAGACAAGAAAGCGAAGTTTAAAGCGCTAGTGTATTGCGGTAATGGGTAATAATCTTGACCAATGCTAGGTAATTCGTAGGCGTAAAGCTGGCACTTGTCCGTATTTAGTGGGTGGTATGGTTTAACGGGTTCTACGTCTATTCTACTACTCCAGTCGTCGCACAAATAGTAACAATCTTTTTTGTTGTTAATACGTACCTTTTCGGGGCTTACGTTTTCAATGCTTTTTACTTTTCCTTTGTCGTCAAAGTACAATTTAAAGTACACGCGGTGGTGCATTACTAGTTGTTTTGTAACGGCTTTAAGCGCTTTAGATAGGCGCATTTTCTTTTCCCAAGTATACAACGCTAGTTTTTCGTCGGGCGTTAACTTGTCCGTCTTTAATTCGTACCCCGCGCCTATTGTAGCGTTAACTTTAAAGTCCACAACCGCCCCATGTAAGGGCGACATATAGTAAAGTTGGTTTAACGTTTCGGGGAAAAGGTTGTCTTGTCCAAAAGGAATATAGCCCGCCACTTGGTAGCGTCCGTTAACGTAAGGTAGCGTTAAGTTACCCCCGCCAATTTTACCGAACGGCGTTGAAAAGCTTTGATAGCCTTCTATTACCTCTGGTTTTTGTTGTCTAAATCTATCAAAAATACCCATACTAGTCATATATCGAAGACACGGCAACGCCAGCAACTACCATGCGGCCTTCTTCTATTAAGTTTAATTCGTCTGTGTTCGTGTTTTCGTCTACTATTATTTCTACGAGGCTTTCGTAAACGCTATATTTATATTGACCTTTTGTTAGTGTGACGTCTACGCCTTCTTCTAAAGTGAAAAGGTTGTAACGTTGTGGCCAATTACTAGTGTCTACACCCGCCCAAAAGATAGGCTCTACGGCGGTGTTATATTCGCCCTCAAACACGAACAAATAAAAGGGGTTTACTAACGTCGTTACCTCGCTTAATGTCAGCGCGAACGTGTTTATTTCCCCCTTGTCTATGTAAATCATAACAATATTAAATTTTGAAAGCGTAACGTTCAAAAACACAAAACCCCCTAAAGAGGGGGCTAGTGTTATCCGAATAAAAGGGCTTAATTATGGTGTAGTCAATCCCGCAATAATAGCTGGGTCTACCTCGTAAGCCAAAGATTCGTTTTCCGCGATTAAAGTAAGGGAATATTTACTGCCGTCTGCACGGGTAACCCCAGAGCCTTCGCCGTAAGCGCTAACTTGCAAGTATGGAAAATACCAATATTTGCCGTTTGCGTCGCCTACTACCGCGTTCAAGTACTGCTGGCCAGCGCCTAATACTTTAATAGCGCGGCTTTTTTCTTGGTCGCGTCGGTGGAACATTAAGTTAATTGTTTGAGTAACAAAAGACGAACCATTTACTAGGTCGATAGTTCCGTCTTCGGTAAAGCTACCCGTGTTACGTTTGAATTCTAGCGCAACGTAAGGCGCAGTTTTAGTAATAGCGGTTACTTCCCAGTTCGTGCCTGTTTCGTCTGTGGTAATACCCGTAATGTTGTCTTGTTGGTTAATCAACAAAGTGTAAATCCCGCCGCTGTTGTTGTTGCAGTCTTTTAGGATTTCTTCGAGTGTAGCGCAAGCCATGATTTTTAGATTTAATTGGTTATAAAAAAGGGCGGCGTTTTATGGCCGCCCCGTATCTTTTTAAATTGTGTTACGATTAAGCAGCGAAGCAGTCGTTATATACAACAATTTGTGAAGGGTTCGTGTAGTGGAAACCAGCTTTAAGGTTTGCACGTGTACGAATGTAAGGTTCTGCAACTGAATCAGACAAGTTAACCGCTTTAAGGGCTTTAGAATCTCCTTCAGCATCAAAGGCGTAAATAAGGTCTGTTTTCAAAGCAAGAACCATAGTAGAGGTTGGCATACCTTCAGCAAGAACGATTTTAATACCTAAGAATGTAGGCGCTAAAGGTGCAGTAACGTAAGTTAAAGTGTTACCAGAAGCCGCGGCAATTTGGTAATTAACGAATACGTCGCTAGAAACGAACAAACGAAGGTCAGCACGTTTAGCTTGAACAGCCGCTGGACTAGCTTGAAGTACGCTAGTCATGCGAGCCAATACGTTAGACGAAGTAATAGCGTCAGTATAGAGGCCGTTAACTGCTACGTCTGCACAAAGTTTTTTCAAGTACCCGTCGCACAAAGATAAAACTGGGTCTGTGCTAGTGGTGTCGCCTTGCCAACGGATCAACTCGAGGTCGTTACCGATACGGCCAGCCATTTCGTTCCAGTAGTAAGACATAAAGCTAGCTACTGAAAAGTCGCCGTTTGAACCTTGCGACATTTGTAAAGCAAGAAAAGATTGCTCGAGGTCAAATTGGCAAATTTGGCTCATAGCTGAAAGCGCACATACGTCGATGTCTACAGCGTCAAGGTTGTCTGTAGGAGCGGCGAAGTTACAAGTAGAAGGCGCAAGCAAGTTACCGAAAGTAACGTTCGCTAATTTAGTAGCTGACTTAATACCTGGCAAAGTGCGGTAGTTGTCTGCAATGTCTTCTGTTAAATAAGCTTTGCTGTAAAACTCATCTGGGTTAGGACAAAGAAGCGCGTTTGTTTCTACGTCCAAGTCAAATTTTAGATTTCTAATCATTGTTTTGGTTTTTATTTGTTTTTAAATTATTACTTGTTAAATGCGCGAAAAGCTTTGAACTTATCGAAAGCCGACATTTTTTCGTTTTTCGCTAGTTCGATTTGGTCTTCGACTTCTTCTTTTGCTACGCCTAGTTCTTCGATTTGGTTTTTCAAGTCTGCAACCATTCCGATAACGGCGTTAATTTGTTCTTCGAGAATAGGCATAACGATAGCTTTAATGGCTTCAGCGTCTGTAGCTGGGTCTACTGCCATTTCGGCGTCTGCTACTTCTTCTTCTACTACTTCTTCTTCGGTTACGCTAGTGTCTTCCATAGCCACTTCTTCGGTAACTTCTTCAGTTACTTCGGCCATTTCGACTTCTTCTTTTTCTACTTCTTTAATTTCTACTACTTGGCCGTCTTTAACCACGTAGATTTTACCTTCAATAAGGTGTTCTCCGTCTGGGAAATTCATGTTATTTTGTTTTAAGTGTTTACTTAATTTCATACCCAGAAAGCCTTCAATAGAAAAACCTACTTGTTCGTTTTTTACTAGTTCGTTATAGTACTCTTTGTCGGTTACTTGGGCGGTTAGCATTAACGTACCTTTAGGCACTTCGATGCCATAGGTTGTAAATGCTTTGTCTTGGGTTGGGTTTTCGACTATCCACGCTTCTAGAATGTAAGCGGGTACCTCTTTACTAGGGTCATGTTCAAGATTAAAAACGTTTCTGTTTTGTAGGTCTTGCATGAACTTAACGTGAATTTGCTCTATTGTTTGTTCGTCAAACTGCACGTAGTACTCGCCCGCTTCGTCGTCGCGTCTGTAAATATCCATAGGGATCATTGCGGGGGCGGTTACCCTATACTTTAAGTCGTCGCTAAAGAAACGTTTTTGTACGTTTGCGAAGGCTAAACCGCGTACTTTTATAGCTGGGTTGGAAGTGAAAGCAATTTGTTCAATGCCTAATTCTTCGCCGTCGCTATACTCGGGGTCTATTGTAATTTTGTAAACGGGTAAGTCGTTAACCATAACCATATTAAAAAAGCCTTATATTTGTTCAAAAAATTATTACTATGGTTACTATCCTAAACAAAGAAATTCCTAACGAATTAAACGAGTTGACTATACAGCAGTTCGAAGACATTACAGAAATTCACGCTAACCCGAAACTAGACCACGTAGAAAAACACCTAGAAGTTTTTAAGTACATGGGCGTTAGTGACGAAATAGAAGACGTAGACTTCGAAACGTTTAAAGAGTTTATCCGTGTTTTCAATACGGCAAAGGCGCCCGAAGGCGTACTATTAAAACGCTTTGAAGCGGACGGGTACACCTACGAAGCCTACCAAGAAGAATGGAAGTTAAGCGCCAAAGAAACGAAGCTAATTGAAAAGACGCTAAACAATAAACACAAAGGCTACATTTCCGAAGTGCTAGCGGTGCTTTTCAAACGTACCGACCTAACAAAAAACGAACACTACACCGACGCGCATATTAAACACAAAGCAAAAATAATTCGTGAACTACCCGCCGAAGTTGCAGTACCTTATTTGGTAGCAGTAGCCGACACAATTAACAAACAAGTTCAATCTTTAAATGAAGTTACCGAATAGTTGGCTAGAGGTTAAGACGTACCAATTTAAGGAACTACGCGCTTTAAAAGATGCGGGCGGGTTCTTTAACATTCAGCTAGAAACGTTGGCTATTTTAGCGGACGTAAGCACGGACGAACTAGAAGACCTAACACTAGAAGAAGTAGGCGACTTGTTTAGGTCGGTTAAATGGGTGTTGCATGAGCCTAAAAAGGGCGTGTGTAACGAACTATTAATAGACGGACATACATACACCTTACAACCATTCAAGAAACTAACGCTAGACGAATTTATAGACCTTGAACATTTCCTAGAAAACGACTACCTAGTTCATATTTCGCATATTGCTTCCGTGTTTTGGAGACGTACCGAACTAGACAAGTGGGGAAACCTACTATTTGAGCCGTATATTTTTAGCCCGTTTGATCGCTACGAACTTTTCGAAGAAGTAGAAATAACAAAAATCTATGGAATAGTCCCCGAATATTTAAAGTTTAGGGAAAATTTCATGCAGAAATACAAGGGTTTGTTTAACCAAGACGAAGACGAACCGCTAGAAGTTAAAGACTTCGATAGCATAGCCGAATACAAAGAACACTTGAAGGCCCAAGAACAAGAACAAAAGGCTAAAAAGTGGGGCTACGAAAGTTTAATATTTGATTTGTGCGACGGCGACATAACAAAAATAAAGGCAGTCGGTGAACTGCCCTTAATACTTGTTTTTAATATGCTCGCAATGCGTAAAGAAATGGGGTATTTAGAAACCCCTAAAGGTTAAAGGCGCGTTAAAGTCGCCGCCTATTGGTTGGAAAGTGTAAACAATACTACGCTTGTCGCCTAGAATTTTAGCTACTTGCAAGATAGGATAGCGTTGTGTCATCCATTCGGTGTACTGGGCGTAAATTTCCGCGGTAATTCCTTCGGCGTTTAGTCGTTCGGTAAGCTTTGCGCAAAGGTCGAAAGGGGCCATATTTATCGTTCCGTTGTTTAGAAACCCGAAATAATACATTGCTAGTATTTGTATTTCTAGTTCGCCTAGCGCGGGAATAGCGGCGTTAATACGAACACTATCGTAAAGGGCGCCCGTGTCTATTAGCGCTTCTTCGGCTATTACCTTACGTAACGTTCTAGCTATCTTATTACGAGTAGCATATTTAACGTTAAAAACTCCGTTATTCTTGTAGGCCATTTTCGTTTGGTTCTTCTTCTTGTTTCTGGTTTAGAATGTTCAATACCAAAACACCAAACTTAGTCGGCATTTCGGCAATTACTTGTTCTAGTTCTTTTACTTGTTTTTCGGTTAGTGTTAACATAGCTTTTTTCTTGCTAAGTTACGAAATAATTGTAACCCCAATTGCGTCAGCTACATACTCGTTAACTACGTTGTTATCTAACCCCCAAGCGGCAAACTGCTCTTCGGTCAAAGTGTAGTTGTCCGCCTTTAAGCACTTACCTTCTTCGGTTAATAGTTCGTAGTAAGTTTGGCAAGTTGTTGCGGTTGTTTCGAAGTTCAATACAAGGACTGACATTCGTGTTGCCGTACCTTCGTTAAGTGGGTATACGATTGGTTCAATCGCTACGCCGTTTGTTGGTGTTGTTGTCATATTTATAATTTATAAAGTTATCCAAGTTGTTCCGTCATAAAAACACGGACGATTTAAAGTTGTGTCGAATATTTGAAGTCCCGTTGCAGGTGATGCAATAGCGTTCTTTTGTGTTGTTGTCATTCGTGGGGGAAGGAAGCCTTTGGTTGTTGAAACTGCCTGTATAATTGCTGATGCCTCAGGTGTAGATACCCCGTAAGTCCCCAAGGAAATACCATATTCTGCTCTTGTATTTATTCTTGCTGAATCAGTGCTTATAATAATGTTTGTTCCCCCGCCTGCAAATTGAAAATTATAGCTATATTGTCTGAATTGAATTCCTCCACTTACAAAAATACCTTGGTTACTATCGGAACCAATTTGAACCCCTTGACCGTTAACATTTCCCGTGTTTACGGATAATGTATTTACAACCCTCGCAGTACCTTGAACATCAAATAAGTAACCCGCATCTGTTGGGGCAACTGTACCGTTTGAAATAATTACGTTGCCAGTACCATCTTTCATGAAAAAACGATATGGTCTTGTCGAGCTTCCTATAAAAAATGTATTGTATGAACCATATCTAATTTGTGCATTATATACTCCAATTTCTAACCAACCTCCTCTTGTACTTGT